GAGGGTGAGGGCGGTGCTGTAGAGGACTGGAGCGACACCAGTTCGTACCGGCATTATGAGGAAAATTAAACTTCCTCAGCAGGCCCATTTGATGGGGGAGCCGTCACTGGTTCCCCCTGACTTTTTTCCGCCTAAAAAGCGGCAATACGAACCATTGGATTGGGAGATTGAAGAGTTCGAAGCAATGGAAGAAGAACTTTTAAAACAATGGTGGGAGTGGTATGAATACGACGAAACGGATTCCTCTTGAATATCAATTACTTACGAGTTATAGTTTATATATATATGGGGCTTTTAGTTGAACAGGCTAGACAGGGCTATGAAAGTCCTGAGAAATTTGCCTCAAGAGGCGATGGCAACACAAAGTCACACCGGTATGCAAAACTCAGACAACCTGAGAAACAGCGCACTCCGGGCAATAGAAATAATTCGTAAATATCGTGGAGCGCCTAAAAAAGTAGATGCCTATATCAAAGAGGCGTGGGATATATACAAAAGGTTACAGAACCTTTTGGGGGCAGAGTTTTATGTCGATAATTATAAGGATAGGCCGGACAGAACCCTGTCCTTGGATGTTCTTGCCTCACCCAATATTCGATCAGGTGGCATGGGGTTTCGCCATGTCAATTGGGATGCGGAATTTATGATGGCAGTACCGAAGGGTCATAAGCAACACAATCCCTACTGGAACCCTACCGGTGGTAAACGTGATAGAAATGGTGTACTATTAGACTTGTCGGATTCAGATTACTGGATGTGCAAAGAAAGGAGAAGAGATGAGAATAGATGAAGAGAGGCTGAAACCTTACCGGAAAATGACGGATGCACAGCGAAACATCCGGTCAGCCGGTGACCCCGAGTTTACTCAGCAAGTGTTGGATCATTATATGTTGGGTGAGAACTTAAACGGGATCGAACTACCGTTTAGTGAATACAAACACCGGTTCCGGCTCAAGCCAGAAGAACTCACCGTACTAGGGGGGATTAACGGCGCAGGCAAGTCCCTGTTGGCCTCTCAGATGATACTTCATGCCGGAGAACAGGGGTACAAATCCCTCTCTATCAGCATGGAAATGAGTCCGAAGGCACAACTAGCGCGGATGAACCGCCAAGCATCATTACAGGCGGAGCCAACGCTGGATGCTATTGTGGAGTTTTCCCAATGGGCGAAGGAAAAAATATATTTCTATGATCAGCACGGGTCAGTCGATCCTAACACGTTGGTGTCGATTATCCGGTATTCTGCTGACAACTACGGAATTAAGCTGGTTCTGGTGGACTCCCTGATGACCATGAGCATGGCCTCAGACGATTGGAACGGACAGAAGTCCGTAGTCAACGCACTAGCGAATTGTGCTAGAAATCTTGGCGTTCACGTCATCTTGGTTGCCCATGCAAAAAAGGGTGAGAAGATCACAGACAAGCTAGACAAGTGGTCTATTGCCGGATCAGCCGACATCACCAACAGGGCAGACAACGTGATCCTGTTCGGTAGATCGTTTAATTCTGATCCGCATGAGCCTGATGCACATTTTGACCTGTGCAAGGCACGGCATTACGACAACGCCGAACATGAAATTAATCTGCAACTGTGCATGGCCTCACTGAATTACTACCAGAGAGAAACCTTGCCAAGAGCAATCGGTGTTCCTATTGAAACCAAGCCCAAAGGTGGTATAATGGGTGAACTAGATAGAGTAGCATTACATGACCCCACAATCGGCAAAAGCGAAAGGACGAAAACTACAGAAGTGGTTTCGCCAACGCTTAATTGATACATTAAATCTACATCCTGACGATGTGGAGAGCCGTAGCATGGGGGCAGGCGGTGAAGATATAATGCTCTCTACGAAAGCTAGAAATATGTTTCCGTATTCGGTGGAGTGCAAGAATCAGGAAACACTGAACGTCTGGAAGGCGTTCGAACAGGCGGAGTGCAACTCCGGTGTGTACCAACCCCTTCTTATTATTAAGAAAAATCGGAAGGAACCACTGGCGGTTGTCGAAGCAAATCATTTTATGGAATTAATTGACAACAGTAAGGAGGTTTGATAATATGAGAAGTATGATGTTAGGTAATGACCCATTCAGAAGTCTTTTGGAAGAGCTGATACAGCCGTATAAAAGTATGCAGCACTTCTCTCCTCAGCGTGTGCTTGAGGCCGGTACGGTTGACAAACCGGCTATCATCACCAGAGGTGAATGGGTTGAGAGGAAGTACAGGGCATGGCAAGAAGAGGACGGTTCTTACCATGAAGAACTTATTGATGATGAGAATTTACCGAAGGGTACAGGTAAGGAGGGCACAGACTAATGAGTAGGAAGGTAGAGGTGGCGCTCAAGCGCCCATTCAAGTTGTCTCAGTTGAAGTGGCGCAAAGGTCAAGGCGGCAGTGGTGATCTGGTTTACATTACCGCAAGAGATGTTATGGACAGACTCGATCAGGTATTCGGAGTTGAGGGTTGGGCTACAAACTTCGACTACATGGGTGAACGAGTGGTCTGTCGCTTGACCTGTCAGGTAGGTGGCAATGTAATAACCAAGTCTGACGGCTCTGACGATACCAAAATTGAAGGAGCAAAAGGCGGTTTGAGCAAGGCTCTCGTAAGAGCAGCCGTATCTTGGGGCATTGGGCGCTATCTCTATCACCCCTCAGCATTCAACAGTAGCCGTGAGCCTGCTTCATGGGCAACACCGGAAGGGTATGACGCTTTAATGGCAGAGAGAGAAGGAAAGGAGATAGAACAATGGCGAAAGGAATACTCTGATGGCCTTCAGGACTGATCTAGGCCAAAATATATTCAAGCAAAAGTATGCGTCAAACGCATACGAAACTTGGGAAGACAGGGCCAACACCGTCGTAAACTACGTTTGCGGTGATGTAGACGGCCAGAAGAATAACCTAATGGCGAAAGATGACCGGGATCAGTTAGCCCGGTACATCTCTGAATTCAAATTCATGCCCGGTGGCCGATACCTTTGGTATGCAGGGCGCGATGCAAGATTCTTTAATAACTGCTACCTTCTCCGCTTGGAAGAAGATTCCAGAGAAGAGTGGGCGGCTTTGACACAACGTGCTATGTCCTGCCTGATGACCGGTGGTGGCATAGGCGTTGATGTCTCCCTTTGTCGTCCGTCTGGACGGCGATTAAGACGTACAGGTGGGGTCGCCTCCGGCCCCATCCCTCTCCTGCTCACCTTGAATGAGGTCGGCAGGAACGTCATGCAGGGCGGTAGTCGGAGGTCTGCCCTGTATGGCTCCCTAAATTGGCAGCATGAAGATGCATTCGACCTTCTTCATGTTAAAAACTGGCAAGATATGTATCTTGGTAAGCAAAAGGAGTACACCGTTTCCGATCTGAAACGTCTGAACTTCAACTACGCTGCACCGTTAGACATGATGAACATCAGCCTGAACTACGACGATGCATGGTTACATGGTGGTAATTCTGATATCTTCATGGAGAACTGCAAGCAGGCTCTGATGACCGGTGAACCGGGATTCTCATTTAACTTTGGTTCTCAACAAAATGAAACACTTAGGAACGCCTGTACAGAAATTACATCAGAAGATGACAGTGACGTATGCAATTTAGGCAGTGTAAACCTAGCCAACATCGAAAGCATTGAAGAGTTCAAGAGTGTAGTACACTTGGCCTCTAAGTTTCTCGTCTGCGGATTAATCAGAGCGCACCTACCTTATAAGAAGGTGGAGATGGTGCGTCAGCAGAACAGCAGGCTTGGGTTGGGTCTTATGGGTATGCATGAGTGGCTATTAAAGCGCGGATCAAAGTATGAGTTCACTGATGAACTTAAACAATGGATGAGGGTTTATGAGCAAGAAAGTACAAAATCAGCAAATGAACACTGTGACAGACTGTTCCTCAATAGACCTAAAGGATACAGGGCAATTGCCCCGACAGGGTCAATTTCGATCCTAGCGGGAACCACTTCGGGGGTGGAACCGATTTATGCTGTGGCGTATCGCAGAAGATATCTTACGGACGGAACCAGATGGAAATATCAGTTTGTTGTTGATGGCACAGCGGAATCCCTGATCAATGATGGCATTAATCCTGACGATATAGAATCTGCTGTTGACCTAGCCGCTGACATGGAGCGAAGGGTTAAGTTCCAGTTTGAATTACAGAAGTATGTAGATCATGCGATCAGTTCAACAATCAACCTTCCCGCATGGGGTGAGAGCCAAGATCGTGTGGATGAATTCGCAAAGATAGTGCGTAAGTACGCTCATGGATTGAGGGGTTTGACCCTGTACCCTGATGGTAGTAGGGGTGGTCAGCCTATAACCTCAGTTCCTTATGAGGAGGCGCACAGCAAGCGTGGTGTGGTGTTTGAAGATAACAGTGAGGAGCAATGTCTGTCTGGTGTTTGCGGAATATGAAACCCGCCTACTACAACTCCATGAGGATCACTCCGATTCAGTACATACTGGCTAACGATATGGACTTCTGTAGTGGGAATATAATTAAGTATGCAAGCAGGTGGAGTAAGAAAGGAACTCCGGTAGAAGATTTACGCAAGATCATTGAGTACGCTAATATTTTACTGGAAGAATACAATGACATTTTA